CAACCGTGGTTTGTTGGTACCTGGCTGTGAAGACCTTTTGGCCTATGTTAAGCTGGGTTTTGAAGCCGACACTTTTTCCCAAGAGGATTGGGACGAAAAATGTCTTATGGCTGACTGTTTGGTCGACCTTGGGATTCCAAAACTTAAATTGGTGGCAGCGCTTTTTCGGGGTGAAGATATTAGTGATATATCTCCTGAAGTTGTCACTGAAGTTTGTGATGGTTCTTTCGTCTCATATCATTGCTTGGATTCTTCTGTTTCGCCATTTGATGTTTGTGTGGATATCCTTGACACAATAAAAAACGATGTTAGTGTCGTTGATGATTGTGTAGTCACGACCAGTGATGAGGAAGTGACGTCCGAGAGACTCGAAAGAGTTAAACGGACCTTGGATTTAGAAGATTGTGTTGTAAATTCATGTAGTGTGTGTACTGAAGGGAATGAACGATTGATGGAATCTAGCTATGGGAATCACTTCACACTTGTTGGAGAAGAGTTTATTGAAGAGTGTCCTGCTGCTGCTATTAATGTTGCCTCTGTCGTCCCCATCGATCAGCAGTTTGAATGTGATTTGACGGCTCCTTTGCCAGTCTTGAAGGGTCGTAGTGACAGGGTTACGCTTGAAAAACTGCAGACTACAGTGGACGCTATTCTACCTACTCATGCTCGATTTGACGACACTTTTCATCAAGCTTTCGTGGAAAACGCTGACGTTTCACTTGATTTTGAAAGGATCAGGCTTAAGCAGTATGCTGGAGATTGGTATCGTGATCCTGACAATTTTTACGAACCTGTGCTTAAAAGTGGTGGCTGCTCACGTCGGGTGGGCAGTCAGAAGGAGGCACTTATTGCAATTCGGAAACGTAATGCAGATGTGCCTGAACTTGCTGGTTCTGTGAATATTGATCAGGTGGCTGAGTGGGCAGCAGATAATTTCATGAAAAGCTTTGTTGTTAATGTGTCTCCTTTGGTACAGGTGATGAGTAAGATGAAGGCTTATATGGAAAAATGGTCTGATAGAGTTGATCCTCTAATGGTTCTTGGTGAAACAAATCTGCAACGTTATCAGCACATGATAAAGACTGATGTAAAGCCGATAACGAATGATGGAATGAACCTAGAGAGAGCCATACCAGCAACAATCACGTTTCATGATAAGATGGTATGCTCTAATTTTTCTCCCTGGTTTACTGCTCTTTTTGATGGTCTACAAAAATCTTTGAACTCTCGTGTAAGAATACCTTCAGGACCGATTTCGACATTGGAAATGCACTATGGGTTCAAGAATAAATACTATGTTGAGATAGACCTTTCAAAATTTGATAAGTCTCAAGGAGAATTACATTTAGAGTTTCAAAGGCTTATACTCTTAAGACTAGGGTTACCAGCGCACCTCGTGAACTGGTGGTGTGAATTACATATAAGGTCTTTTATTAGTGATCCTACTGCTGGAGTGGCTTTCCAGTGCGCGTATCAGAGAAGGACTGGTGATGCTTTCACTTTCTTTGGCAACACACTGGTAACAATGGCTGAATTTGCTTGTTGCTTTGATTGCTCACAGTTCGAAATGATGCTGTTTGCCGGAGATGACTCTTTGGCGGTCTCTAACAGTCCGATTACTGGAGATACCGACCTCTTCACAAGTCTTTTCAACATGGAGAGCAAAAGTATGGCGAATCCTGTGCCATATATTTGTTCTAAATTTCTTATAGAAGACTGTTTCGGTAACTCTTTCTCAGTCCCTGATCCCATTCGTGAGTTTCAACGTTTGGGAAAAAAGAAAATTCAAATACAGCCCAGGGCAGATGCCCTTTTTGAGCAATATCAGGGATTTCGAGATCGTATGAAATATCTTAGACACTTGGATGATTTTATGATTGATCAATTAAAAGTGTACTTCGATATTAAATACAATAAAGGTAAGGATTGTATTGATGACTTTTTGGGAGGTTGTATTTATTATGCTGATAATTTCAAACATTTTTGTGAATTATTTGTGAATCACTCCCACGCTATTGAAGTCGGTGCTTTAGTCAACTTTGTTGACGATAAGCCCTTAGGCATCCCGTCTCGTTTGTAAATTATGAGTGTAATTTCTGTTGATGTCGTGTGTCGATTCTGGGAATGTGGTTATACCCTCGCTACTAGTGACCAAATTTGGTTGCTAGAGGGTGTTAAACACCTTCCGAAGGAATTACGTATTCTGATTCTAGAGAAATATCTCCTGAGTCAGTGTTGTTAGTTCTAACGATTTCTATAAATCGTAGTCGTTGTTGAAACGCAGTTGATTGGGTACTATAACCCAAAGTCGTTGTTGAAACGCAGTCGATTGAGTACTATAACTCAAAGTCGTGGTTGACACGCCAATTCTTTGTATAAGAGATACAAAGGATTGAGTACAGGAATCCATTCTTCCCGTTGGATGCGTCTGTTTGAGTCTCATGAGGCTCGTTGGAAACAGCTGTACGCTAGTGTAGTGTGAACTACACTGGTCTCTAGGGGAGACC